GGGACTTCAGTAAGTGGAGTGGTGGTGAAAACCTACCGCATCCGGCCCTCTATGTGTGCCACATTTTTGGACACAACCGTTGGACATAAATACAAGACGTATCTTACACCTCTCGCAACGTGTGCTTATCCTCATAAGTACTGGCGAGGGACCATCAAGATTTGTATGGTATTTAATTGTCCTCAATTTATGCGTGCGGAAGTACGTGGTTCATGGCATCCAACTTTTGCAGAAATTCCACCGTCGTTTGCGACGGGAGCAGGAGATTTCGTGAGTAGGACTTGGCAAATACAGGGAACAACGATAATAACGTTTTCTATTCCCTATTTCCAAGAAGAATTCTTTAAAGAAGTGGATGATCCATGGGTCACTAATTCAGCCAATGAAAACGGAGCTATTGCGATCAGCATAGTGAATCCCGTTATTCAAGGAAACACAGTGGGAGACAGTACCATTTATGTTTCGTCCTGGGTAGCAGGCGATGAAGATATGGATTTCATGTTTCCGTACGCAAGAGTGAACGCGACAGGTTACGCGCGGACATTGTCAAACTCAGTAGTAGCACCATCTGGAACAAAGATAGCTCAGGGAAGTGGTTTTGAACATAGCATTGTGAAGATATTTGAACAAGATTTTCCTTCTTTGATTCCAGCAAGTGCTTTGACCATTCAGAGATTGAACGGACCAGAAGTAACCCAATCAGTGAAGCAGCTGATGACGAGATATTGTTATTATGGAACAACCTCATTTACGAGTGATACCAGTGTAATTTTTATTCCGGCAGCACAGATCGAGGGGACAGCAACCACGACAGATGCACCGGATACACCACAGGCATTGTTCATGAATTGGTTTAACTATAGAAGAGGATCCTGGAACTGCAAGTTTGTGGTGAATGGAGCCTTTGATTCAGCTCAGAGTGTGAATGTTCCTGGACAAATGTATTGCTCTTTGGCACATGTGACAACAGGAGGAACAATAGAGAGCAGCTTCAATGGAGCCAATCAACATCAAGGCATTGTAATGCAGGATTTGGCCCATAGAGGATGCTTGGAATTTAATGTTCCCTTCTTTCACCCAAGAGCGTTCATCATGAACACAATAACTCGCGCTGCAGTCAGTGGGACCCGCGCGGACGCAGATCGTGTGGGAATTCAATTGATCGTTGAAAGTATAGCAACAAAGACCACAAACTGCCGGATTTATCTGGGAGTTGGTGATGATTTCTCCATGGGGTGGCCCGTGGGATGCCCAGTTTTGTTGTATGTTTCAGCAACACTGGATGAAAAGAAAACAGGTGGCAACCGACCTGAAGACCCGATGTCCTTTGTAAGAATCGGCGGTCTCGGGGATGCAAACAATGTATTGCGCCCCGCGGGCGCAGATCGGATACATCGTAACATCGGCTAAAACCGGCATTTTCTTTTAAATGTACTATAGAAACTGTAACACTAGAATTATGTAACGTTAGTAATAATATGTATTCTTTATATGTGTATTCTTTAGTTTATTGTAGC